CTATGGGCACAACTATTGCTGGATTAAAAACTCCTGTAGATGTTACTGGTATTGCAGCTACATTTACATTAGGCACTTTTTCATTAGTTCAAAGTACAACTGAGTCTGTAACAGGCCAACAAGCTACAATCTCTTTGGGTCAACATGCAGAGATACCTGGACAAATAATTGGTGTTTCTGGTCAACAAATATCTGGCTCTATTGGATCAGTAACTGCTACTGGTACTGCTGGTATTGATGTAACTGGTATACAGATGACAGCTTCTATTGGAAATGTTAATATAACTGCATGGCAAGAAATAGATCCTGGAGTTAACAATGTTTGGACAGAGGTTGATTTGGCTGCATGATAAAGGTATAATTGTAATTATTTAAGGAGAATTTTTTATGGCATCGAGTTATTCAAGTGACCTAAAACTAGAGCTCATGGTGACTGGTGAAAACGCTGGTACATGGGGAGATAAAACAAATACAAATTTAAATTTAGTACAACAAGCAATAGCAGGTTTCGAACAAGTAACACTATCATCTGGAGGCACAACTGCTTTAGTAATGTCAGATGGTGCTTTATCAAATGCAAGAAACCTTGTTATAAAATTTGCAACAATAACTGCGGGTGCATCAACAGTTTGTACCATACCAGATTCAATTGAAAAATTTTATATTTTTGATGTCACTGGTGTTACTAATCCAACAAATCTTACAATAAAAACTGCATCAGGTACTGGATTTACACCAGACGCACAAAAAATTTATGCAGCATATTCTGATGGTACAAATTTAAATGAAGTATCACTAGATACTTTAGGTGGAACGATTGGAACTGCACAAGTTGCAGATGATGCAATTACAAATGCAAAAATTGCTGATGATGCAATTAGAGCTGCACAAATTTCGGACAACGCAGTTGTAACTGCAGGAATTTTAGACGCAAACGTAACTACTGATAAAATTGCTAATGATGCAGTAACTGCTGATAAATTAGCAGACACTTCAGTATCTGCGGGATCATATACTGCAGCATCAATCACAGTTGATGCTCAAGGACGATTAACTGCTGCATCCTCAGGAGCAGCTGCATCTGCCCCTATGATTTTAACATTCGCAGATATAGGACCAAACTCTGGAACTTTTACAGCTCAACCTAACTCAAGTAAAGTACACGTATACATGAGAGGTGGAGGCGGTGGCGGAGGTGGTCACTGGACAATTGGAAATGGTAATGGAGGAGCAGGTGGCCATGGTGGTTTTGGTTTTTTAAGTCAACCAATATCTCAACCATACGCAGTCCCTTATTCTCTTGGAGCTGGTGGTAGTAGAGGAAATGGTTGGACTAATCCAGGACAACAAGGCCCTGCAAGTGCTCAAGCTGGATCTGTTTCAAATTATGTTCACTCTCCAAACGTAACTTTTGCTGCAAATGGTGGTAATGCTGGTAATCAAGGTGCAGGTTCTCCGTCAGGAAACCCAGGTAACCCTGGAAGTACAAGTTCTGCAACTTTTGCTTATCCAACCGCACAAAATACTGCAATAAATTATTTCTTTATGGGAGCAGGTAGTGGCGGTATTAGATTTACAGGAACTACAGGTTCACAACCAAACAACAGTAGAGAACCAGATGATTT